GATATCGTCTCCACCTGCAGCTGCGGCCCATGTAAGGCGTACACCAGCAGGGCAAACACCTCCAAGGCGATCGACAGCAACGACTTTACCAGAACTAACTACAACGTAGTCTTCGTCTCTTACGTCGAAGCGAGAAATAAATCCCATTGAAACGTTGGTAGCTCCAGCACTAACAGGCAGCCACGGGGCTGATTTCCCTGGAAAATGAGGTCGGATTGACTCCGAATGTTCGAATAATGGGGTCAGGTTGCCTACATGGTCCCAACCTTTGTGACTTGTTGTATAACGAGCGATATCGGCCATTGTTAAAACTTCCTCCTTTTAACTATCCAGTACCCCGAGCAGTTTTACCCGGAATTCATCATTAATTATGCCAGTTCTGCACAGCTTACGCAAGTACTGATCTGCATTACTTTTTCCATTCGTATCAAAGACTTCTTTGAATTCATCAAAAATAAGTCGTTGCCCAGGTTTCAATGTCTTCGGATCGAAGACGTCTTGCTTAGGATCCTTATCTTCGCCCCTATCATCATTAGTAGGGTCATCAATAGGATCTTTATCAGAAATATCTGTCATACCATCTTCCAGACTATCTGCAATTTGCTTAGCTAGCTTAGTCCTATCTTCTGGAGACATATCGGCTAAGATATCTTTTCCCTCTACAATAACTAGCTCATCCATAGTTTTATTGAACTTATCGACAAGATCGCCAATAGAGAGCTTAGTAATAGTTTCAATATCAACATCAGCAAATGCTATTTCTTTAGTCATTGTTTTAGTAACAACATTCCTAACCATTGCTACGCTATCTGCGAGAGCTTCGTTACTCTGTGTTGCTTCAAAATAAGCACGCTGCAGTTCCTCTCTGAGAATCTTCAATTGAGTTTCTTTTTCATCTGCGTCTTCCTTGAAGGCGGTTGCTTCACTCTCTAGAGTCTCTAGTCTTACTGAGTGAGTATCGACCTTAAGCTTTCTATCAAGCATTTGGACTTCAAGAGTCCTGTAAAGACCTTGAACTAGTTCATCTGTTGCTTCGTCCGCTAGTTCAATACCGACAATAACGGTTTTATCATCTTCTGAATATAATAGATCTACTGCTGCCACTGTTCCCTCCTGTGGTAAGTCATTACTTTTGTTACATCCTAAGGCCTTAGCTTTCCGATCTAGAGAGGCTAAAATAACACTCTTATCTCCAGGCCCTTCGTACTTATCGATTAGTTGTTTCGCTGCTTTTACATGAGCGCTATCAAGAATAGGGAGGCTTCGCCTGGGTCCACAAAAGGCACTAGACGGTAAAGCGTTGCGCTTCTTAGTTGAAAGCTTAGCATCTTCTTCCCAATCCTTAGTCATAGCATTATATATAAGATCTCTACTTTCGTCATCAACTTCTGTATCTTCAATAACATTAAAAATAGCAACATCAAGTGGGTCACTTAGTTCACTGTCGACCAAAAGAGCTACACGACTATTGTCCATGTAACCATGTGTAGATTTATATTCGTCGCCTTCGTAATCTTTAACATACCAGTCTTCGACTTCGTGTTCGTGTTCAGTAACTACACTGTTACCTTTCTCAGTCGTTCCGTCTCCACTAAAGCTAACAGTGGCAACGTGAGTATGTCCATCTATACGATCTGGGTAAGTCTGGACCTTCAGTGTTTTGTCAACTATATTGTAAGAAAGGATATTGACCTTTCCTATCGCAGCATCAAAACTAACAACATCAGGAACACCTTCTATGTAGTCCAGCTCTTCAATCGCTTTAATACCAGAGTCAACTGAGTCGCTTAGGACCAAAGCAGTACTGTGTGAGTTACGCAACTTAACAGAATTTATAACACGTTTCTTTCCATCTGAATCGCTGATAGCTACAATTGAAGCAAGTTCGTCTGCAGGAGTATTAACAAAGTCCCAACCCTGATACTCTAACTTATTAGTAATAAGAAACACAGACTTTCCATCTACAATTTCACCAGGCTCATGTTCACAAGGACCTTCGACCCAGTCTTGTTGACAAGCAGAACAAAGAGCACTATCGGTCTGTACGGTAATAGATACCGTCTGATATCGACCATCTCTAATCTTTTGGATAGCATCTTTATCGGTGATTAACCCCGTAGAGAGAATGTAGCCAAGGCCTTCGAAGTCGTCTTCATATAGGACACCAGCATCTGCAAGTTGTAAAATTGCCTCAACTTCATTATCAAATGTAACACCTTTCTCATCCGTCAATGCATCAATAATACGAGTATTCTGATCTTGGTTCAATAAAGAAACATATTGTGCTGCTTTAATTCGGCCAATAGGATCTTCGCTTTTAGCATGATGAATCCCAACTGGTTTCTCATATGGAGCAAGCATAGAGTCGGCCCCAGCCTTCATCTGACTAGGGCGATATAGGCCATTGTTGCCTGTGATACGACCAGAATGGGTAGCTCTTACAGTGACATAAAGACCTTGGACAGGTCCATTCTCCGTTTGGACAATAGCATCCTTTACTGATAGAAACCCCTTAGTTGTTTCTTGGTTAATCGGTATATGATCATAGAACTCAATTTTGTTAGGCATCAAATACTCCTATAAGTTTGCATCCACAATTTGGGTGATGAGGCGGAATAGAAGCTAATCCAAGCTCATCTAAGTCGTGGGTTTCTTGTGTCATTCTATCACAAATGTCGCACCCCTCGCTACTGTTCTCGAACCGTCCCTGGGTAACATTTAATTCTCTAAGAGCTACTAAAATTCCAAAATTACTGGATCTAATGGCTTCTGTATCTAGTAAAAACGAAACTCGATATTCAATTGAATCAAAAACAGAACTTACTGTTTCTTTTGTAAAAGCGGGTAATGTTCCCTCTTGTATATCTAAGAAAATCTTATCAACATATTTCCAAGCATAATTCTCTAAGATATTAAACGCATTCACACTATTGGCGCTAATACCTAAAGTAATAGAATGATACCCCTCGTAAAAATATTGTCGTAAAAAAGGATTTAATCTATTCTTGAATTCTTCGCGAGCAGTATCTAACAGAGCACTACGCCATTCGGCAGATTCTGCAGGAAGAAGATTTATCGCATCAGACCTTGCAATGTTAAAAACTTCAAATACTTTTTGTTTTGTTATGTCTGAAAGATAAAGACTATTGGTCCTCGTAATTGGTTCTAGTTTCTTCCCGTGTTGATTTTGTGGTTTATCCTGTGCTTTCCCTGCCCGCGAACCACGAGAAGCCTTAGTGGTAGCTGCTGCTCCTGCAGAAGACTTAGCCTTGGCCATTGTTTTCTCCATTTTTTCTCGCTCAGACTGTGCCTTTGTCAGCTGTTCAGGTTGAATAGCTGTATTTGAAGCTTCTGCTAATGCTTGTGCTGCTGGAGAAAAGGGCTCATCTGCAGCAATAAGAAGTGATTTTGGTTCTTCAATTAATTTCCAATATGATTTCTCCCACCATGCATCATCTGCAGGGGTTCGACCTAGACGTAACATCAACTCATCATGATTAATAGCATATTGTGAAAATAGCTGAGCATTGTGGTTTTCCATTTTGACTTGCGTAGCTGTATCAATCTCTTTAAAAACCAAATGAACCATATTCTCTGGCGCTGTCACGTCAAAAGAGAAAGTAGATTCTTTTAACAAGACTCTAATTAATAGATTATCAAACAGATCTTCAAATACTGTTTGAACTCCCTTAACTTCATCAATAAGACCTTGTGACATAGTTTCTGCACTAGATTTAGATGCTCCTTCTCCTTCACCAACATCTACACTGGACATCCCTATTCCAGAAAGAACTCTTTGTTTGAAATGCTTTAGATAACCTTCTGCTCTTAAAGCCTTGCCTTCTTGTCCAACGACCTTAATTTCATGACGTTCAGGAGTGACATAAATACCTTCAGGCGGCATCTGCTTAATTAAGGCGCGCACCTCGTCAAGTTCTGTGTATCCGCCTGAGTACATTTTACAAGGCATCGTCTCTGTCCCGACCTTATATTGGTAGATTGGGAAGAGATCTCTATGGATTAATTTTTCAATATTCTCTTCAATCCTACGTAAAGCTAGGATATCTTCAATAGCAGGCCACGAACGCGGTGTTCCAACACTAAAACCGCTTTTGCGATCTATAGCGAAATGGAAGACATTGCGCTTGCTATAGGTTTTCTTTCTCCCACTTGGCATTTTTTGTCTAATAGACACAACTTGCCCATTGTTCTTTGTTTTTACTAAGATAGTATCTGCAGGGATAATAAAGATTCCCGCAACAGGCTTAACTTTGTTTACTGTCTTTCCACCAGACTTCTTCTCATTTCTAGCAAGATACCAAAAACTATTTGACATTTTGATTAAATCACTTGCTGTCCCGCGTAAAAGTCGATCTGTAGAGATATTAGTTGCTTCGGCAATTTGCCTAAGTCTTTTCTTTATATAAGTAACAGTTTTCTCATTCTCACCAGTGATAGCGTAGCCTTCTTTAAAGAAAAGCGTAAGCTTCTTCTCGTGGGCTTGTCTTAAATAAGATTCAGAGTCCTCTGCTCGTAATATATACCCTAAGTCATATTCGACTTCTTCATAATCATCAAGGAATTTGCTACGAACTCCTTCTTTATATCCTAAAACTGGATTAGCTATTGTGGGTTTTATAGCAACTTCTTGCTGATGAGCGTGATCTGTAATCCTAATTGGACCAGGCATATAACTAAACCCAATAGATACAGTATCTTCTAAAGGGATTGTTTTCTCTCGTGAGAATAGGTTTTTAATTGCACTAGATATAGACATGGAATCTCCTATTAAGGCTCTAGCTCGTCAAGTTCGCGCATCCACTGATCGACCTTTTCTGTATCAGATTTGCTTATTCTACCTAAACATCCTATACTTGATCGCTTGACTCCTAAACTAGTATCTATTATAGTAAACTTTGCCGTAGTAAGATCTCTTGACTCTAATGCTCTTGTATCAGAGGTTGATACAAGCTGGACCCACGAAGGAACAGCAGCTGTATTGTTAAACATCGTTTCTAGCGGCTCTGAAGGCACAGTCACAAGATTCCCATTATCATCCATATCTTGCCGACAGACCTCTTGTCCTTTAGTTAAGAATTGGATAATAACATCTACAAAAGTATGGAGCCGAGTTAGGCTTAACATTATATTAATAAACTGTACGTTTCCCCTTAAGGCGTTAAAACCTACACTACGAAGCACCCCAAGCTTAGTTCCAAGCCATTCTACTATAAAGGTATTTCTAGTATCAAAATCATAAGTAGCTAATAATGCAGTTTCTACTGGGCTAAGGATGCTAAGGGCATCTCCGTATTGAGCTAAGGTGTCACCTTCGAACCAGTCGACCTTGCCCCCAAGAGCTTCTCTCTGCTCTTCTGTAGGGATAATAGGTGAATCAGTTTCTTCTTTTAGTTCACGCGACAGATCTGCGAAGACCCTATTAAACTGTCCCAGCGTCCACCCAAGATTTCTATCTGTTCTTTCGGTAGTCTCAATAAGCGCGCGCACCTGGCGCAACATCCTTTTAATACATTCGATTGGCGCTGCTGAAAGACTCAGATTCATATTTGCTAGGTTATATAGCATCTGGAGGATGGGGACCATTAACAACGCAAACATATCCCACCAGTTAATATCTATACTTGGATCGGTCATTCCATATTGGATTAAAAGAGAATTAAGAATACCTAATAAAGCTAAAAGATCTGGGATGCACCATTTGCCAAAGGAAATAATAGAACATATTTGAGCTATAAACTTAGAACTATCAAGCATTTCGATAACAAAATCAAGAGTATTGATGATGTCGTCAAGATAATCCTTTAGTTCCATCAAAACTTCAGGCCATGCAATATCTGTAGTTAATGTAGCTTCAACTCTCCCTCGACACGCAAAACAGTCTTGGAACCATTTAATAACAGTCTTTTCTCTAAAGTCTTTAGACATTTTGTCAAACCCAAAAACATTACCAAGATCACCTTCTACAGTAACACTGGTTTCTGTGTCTCCCCATTCGATTGTCGGCATGAATTCATGGTCTGTCCCATCTGGATTTGATGATGATGCAGATTGACTTACTATA